AAAGAAAAAGATTCAAAATTAAAAGAACAGATAAACGCTATTACTTACCAATTAGATTTGAATAGTGAAAAACTTAATTATCAAAAGAAATATATTCGCGATATCACTGAACTCAATCAAGGTCAAATTAAAAGTAAGCAAAAAGAAATATATGATATCGAACAAACGATCCTTAGTTTAGAAAAAGATAATGACGATTGGAAACAGTTTATTGCCGATAATCTGACTGAAGTAAATGATAGTATTGAACAGGCAAAGGCAAAGAAAAACGAATTGATAAAATACGAAGCACAATTCCAGCAACAAATGAAATCTGTTGTAAAAGATGCAAGATTTTATGAAGAGAATACAGTATGCCCAACATGTACACAAGATATAGGTGCAAATATACGTGATACTAAATTAACAGAAGCAAAAGCAGCTTCTAAGAAATTATCTGAAGCCTTAGAAAAGGCATCGACTGAAATAAATAAGGTCGATGAAAAAATAGAATACTTTTCCGAAAGAGTGTCACATATAATAAATCTACAAAATTGTATTGTAGGAAATAATAAAGCAATCAGTAAGAACCGTTTAAAGATAAAAGACTTAAATGATGAAATACATAAGCTGTCGAATTCACAGGGAGATTTAGCAAAAGCAAATACAGAGTATAATCAACTTGTACAAGAAAAAGACACGTTATCCGATAATAAAACAAGTATTGCAACAGATCGTTTATACATTTCTGCAGCATCTGAAATGTTAAAAGATACTGGTATTAAAACGAAGGTAATTAAGCAGTATCTTCCTGTAATGAATACACTTATTAATAAGTATTTGCAGGTCTTAGATTTCTTTGTATCGTTTAATCTAGATGAAAGCTTTAATGAAACTATTAAATCAAGGTATCGTGATGCATTTAACTATGCTTCTTTCTCTGAGGGTGAAAAGCAAAGGATCGATTTAGCGTTATTGTTTACCTGGCGCCAGATTGCAAGAATGAAAAATTCTACTTCTACTAATTTACTTGTACTTGATGAAACCTTTGATTCGTCCTTAGATCATGACGGTGTGGATAACCTAATGAAGATATTACAAACCCTTGATTCGAATACTAACGTCTTTGTAATATCTCACAAAGGTGATTTGCTTGACAGTAAGTTCAGAAGTAAGATTACATTCAAAAAAGAGCACAATTTTTCAAAAATGTTAGTCTCAAATGACTAAGTTATTGATTTCATTAGAAAACTATTTTTCATATATAAATCAATAACTTAGGGCATTTTTTACGTAAGTTATTGATTTCGTTGACGAAAATAAATTGTACATTACCAGAAAGCCATAGTAGAATATACCTATACTGTTATGGAGGTGGATATGCAAGAATCAAAATCGATGGTAGCACGCCTACTCGCAAACGAGAATATTACCGTTCAACAGGGTAATTATCCTACTGCCTGGTTTGACGTTGAAAAACGGGTATTAGGTATACCGGTACTTAATGACGAATACGGTAAAGATACGCAAGATCTTTTTATTGGTCATGAAGTTGGTCATGCCCTTGAAACTCCAGCCGAAGGTTGGCACCAATCCTCAGTTGAATTTGAAGTACCACGTTCATTCCTTAATGTATGTGAGGACATACGCATTGAGCGTAAAGTTCAACACAAATATCCTGGATTGCGCGCTTGTTTCAAGCGTGGTTATAAAAGACTTTATACTGAAAACTTTTTTAAGACTAATGGTCGTGACGTTAATTCTTATTCACTCATTGACCGTTTAAATCTTAAGTCAAAACTTCGTGACTTAATAGAAATTGAATTTTCAGCCGAAGAACTTCCTTATATCAAGGATGCATTTGCAGCTGAAACGTGGGATGAAGTTGTCCTCGCAGCAAAGGCCATATATGAATTCATGAAAGAGTCTCAGAATAAGCCTAACCATGAAGATAATGACGCTGAACAGTCATTTGAAGAACACGATGAGGGTGAAGAAGCTGATGTACCATCTTATGATTCTTCTGAGAATGGTGAATCATCTGATAATGAAAGTGACGATCAAGATGGTGAATCTTCTGAAGAAAAATCTGATAATGAAAGTGACGATCAAGATGGTGAATCTTCTGAAGAATCTGAATTTCAAGAAGAATCAAATGAACAGAGTGAAGAAGCTATTGCCAATGAATCACAAATTGGTGGCAATGAGCTTGAATGTGAAACTGATCAGGCTTTTAGAGAAAATGAAAATAAGCTTGTAATACAGCCAAAGAACGATTTTGGAAAAATTACTCATGCTCGTAAAATTAAAAAGTCTTTAATTAAAGATATTGTTATATCTTATGATGAAGTGAAAAATTCTAGGAAAGTTGCCTTAGAAAAGTTAATAGATCGAAATATGATAAGTGATGTGCACTATCTAAATTTATCTATTAAAAAGTTTAATGAAGAATACCCTGCATTCAAAGCAGAAACTAAAAGATTCGTTACTGTTCTTGCAAAAGAATTTGAAATGCGTAAAGCTGCTTTTCGTTCTATTCGCGCTAAAGAGTCTCGTACTGGTTCTCTTAATGTCAATAAGTTATACAGCTACAAATATAATGATGATATTTTCAAAAAAATAACAACGCTTGCCGATGGTAAATCTCATGGAATGATCATGTTTGTTGATTATTCTGGATCAATGTCTGAGATATTGCCTGATGTCATTCGCCAAACGCTTGTTCTTGTTGAGTTCTGTAAAAAAGTAAATATCCCATTTACTGTTTATGGATTTACAAACAATAATTATGGCTGTACACGTATGAACATTAATGGCATTAATGAAAAAATTAATGAAGGCGATTTAAGCATTAACAAGCTTTGTATATTTGAATTAATATCTTCTTCTATGAAAAAGGCAGTATACAAAGATGCCTTCGAAGGTTTATTCAAAAATTCTATTAAAGACACTTTTCAGATTCAACAATCTAGTTGTGAGAGCTTAGGTTCAACGCCTCTTATTGAAACATTATTTGTTGCTGAACACTTAGTTGCTGACTTTAAGAAGAAGCATAACGTTCAGAAAATGAATTTAATTATGCTTACTGATGGTTCACCAAGTACTTGGTACGTAAAAGGTCAAGAAGATACGTTTTGGTATAGAAATACCTTTACTGGTGAAATTAATGGAAAAGTTATTAAATCAGACTCAGAAGGTACTGATCAATCATTTTATAAGCAGGTACTTCAAAGCTTTAGAGATGTTGGCGTTCAGGTTACAGGATTCTTCCTTGCTAAAAACCGCGCTTGTGTGCGTAATCTCATGTACGCAGAAGGAGAAGGTGGTGATATGATGTGGAATAAGATTGATAAAACTTGGAAAGAAGTAAGTAAAAACAATCTATGTGTACTTGATAGCTTCTTAGGCCACGATAGAATGTTTGTTCTTAAAGCTAGAAATAAAACTCTATCTGTTGATATAGACAACCTCAAGATTGATGAGAATGCATCAAAGGCACAAGTAATTCGTGCGTTCAAAAAGTTCTCTTCTTCAAAGAAAACTAACCGCGTGCTAGCATCAAAATTTGCTGAAATTGTGTCTTAATACGTAAGCTGTTGATTTGATTATGAAAAAAAGATTTCGTTATAAATCAACAGCTTATATAAAGAATGCTCTAAGTTATTGATTTTATTATGAAACTTTTTTTGCCCAAACTGTGTACAATACCGCAGATTCATAGTAGAATATATGTGTATTTTGTGATTATGTTCAATTGAGATAGGTATATATTATGAAAAACTTTAACGTTGATGTACTTCTTCCTGCTATTGCTAAACAATATCCGGATCGCTCTAGCGGCGAATTCAAAGTGAAAGAAGTTGTAAGTATCGCTGAATCTCTTGGAATGAGTTCTAGCGCTGCATATACATATGTTACGTCTCAAGAGAAAATTAGTCGTGGTGTTTATCGAATAGATCTCTCGAGCATTGTAATTCCATTTAAGACTAATGAGAAAAAAGCTGTGACTTCAGTTACCTCAATTACAAACGACGAAGTCTTTGTTCCTGCAAAAGACGATACTTATGTCAAGTGGGGCTTTTGCAAAGACGTTGAAATGATTATTAAGTCTAAAGAATTTTATCCAACGTATGTTGCTGGATTATCTGGCAATGGTAAAACTATGATGGTAGAGCAGTCATGTGCTCGAGCCAATCGTGAATACGTACGTGTACAGATTACTCCTGAGACAGATGAGGATGATTTGATTGGAGGCTTCCGATTAGTGGATGGCGAGACTGTTTTTTGTAAAGGTCCTGTCATTAAGGCTATGGAGAAAGGAGCTATACTTCTGATCGATGAGATTGATCGTGGTTCCAATAAAATCATGTGTTTGCAAGGAGTGCTCGAAGGTAAGCCGGTCCTCATCAAGAAAACCGGTGAAGTCATTAGTCCTGCAAAAGGCTTCAATGTAATCGCTACTGCTAATACAAAAGGAAAAGGTTCAGAAGATGGCCGGTTCATCGCGGCCACCATTATTGACGAAGCTTTCCTTGAGCGATTTACTATTACCCTAGAGCAACCATATCCATCTCAGTCAATTGAACGTAACATTGTAAAGAATCACATGGATAAGTTCAATTGTCTTGATGAGCAGTTCTGCGAGTCACTCACTATTTGGAGTGAAGCGATTCGTAAAACCTTTATTGATGGTGGTGTTGATGAAGTAATTTCAACGCGTCGCCTTTGCCATATTGTACAAACTTTTTCGATCTTCAACGATAAAACTAAAGCTATTGAGCTTTGTGTTTCTAGATTTGATGATGATACTAAGGAAGCGTTTATGGACCTCTATAGTAAGGTAGATGCTTCTCCTGAACAAGGAGATTCTACTACCTCATCAGAGCAATCTATTAACGATATTGTTGATTCTATTTAATGGTGATTAAATGATAGAGTATAAATTTAATGAAGGCCCTTTGATTGATGAATTCAAAAGATATATTGACTCTACTTATGGAGAGCATTATTCTAAAAATAGATTTCAATCGTCTGAGTTCATTATGGATTGCGGACATGGTATGGGGTTTTTCCTTGGTAATGTTTTAAAATATACTCAACGCTATGGCCATAAAGATGGTTATAACCGTAAAGATCTTTTAAAGGTTTTACATTATTCTCTTCTTGCTTTAAATGAACATGATAAATGTTTGTACAATAGTGAAGATTCAGTGTATAATATATCTAATGAAAAACAAATGGAATTTAAAATATGAAATTAAGTGAATTTACATTATCAACTCTTAGAAACTTTTCTGGTATTAATTCGAATCTTGTAATAAATGCCGGATCAGTAATTAAGACAATGTCCGAATCTAAGACTATAATGGCTGTAGCAAACATTCCAGAAAATATTTCTGGTAATATCGGCATTTATGATCTAAATGAGCTGTTAAGTACTATAAATATGTTTGACGATGCTGATATTGTTATATCTAGTGATATGAAGTTCGCCACTATATCAGAAGGCAATCGCTCAGTAAAGTATTTCTTTTCTGAACCGTCTATTTTGACGACTCCTCAGAAAGACATTGTAATGCCTCCATGTGAGATTACTTTTACTCTTACTCAAACCGATATGGCTTCTATACGTAAAGCGGCTTCTGCTTTAGGTGTTTCTGATCTTGTAGTAGATAGTACATCGGGCAAATTGATTCTTAGGGTTACGAATGTTAGTGATAACACTTCTAACTCCTTTGAAATTGCTACTGAAGTTGATGTAGCTGTACAAGCAAAATGTGTATTTAATATTGCTAATTTTAAATTTATTAATGATGATTATGAGGTATCAATATCTTCTCGTTTAATATCTAACTTTAACTCAAAAAATAACCCAATTGAATATTGGGTTGCTTTAGAAAAAACTAGTACCTTTGGAGGGTAATATGGCTGAAGAGCAAACTGAAAAAATGGCATCTGAGATCCCAACCACCAACCTTGAAGCTGCTCCTGCAGGTCAAGAAGAGCAACCAGCTAGTCTGGGTGTTGAAGATCTTGTGAATGTGCTTCGTATTATTAATGTGGCTTCTGAACGCGGTGCGTTCAAAGGCAATGAACTTTCTTCTGTAGGATTTATTAATGACAAAATCACTAGATTCGTGGACGCTGCACAGAAAGCTGCTCAGGAAGCAAATGATGGAGAAGCTGCTAATGGTGGTGAATAATCCTAACGAAAGGAAGATTATTCTAGATGCAATGGATGAATTTTCCAATTCTTGCACTCGTGTAGAAGCAGAAAAAGATCTCCAGAAAAATATCATAACCGACCTTTATGATAAGGTCGGTATTGATAAAAAGTATCTTACTAAATTGGCTTCAATGTTTCATAAACAGAACTTTCAGCAGTTTCAAACTGAAAGGGAAGAGATTGAAGAGTTATATGAATCAGTAGTAACTACTAGCGCAACTTCCTAATGGTTAATGCCCCGGTGGTGAAATTGGTAGACACAAGAGACTTAAAATCTCTCGCTCATTAGGGCGTGCTGGTTCGAGCCCGGCTCGGGGCACCATTATTATGATAATACTTTATATTATAAGGAATCGTTATGACATTATCATTATTGATACCAATATTTTGTCTTTCTTTACTTGTAATCTGGGCCTTTATAAGAGGTGCTGATGATGACTGATATCATCTAAGATAAAGTTATGAAAGTTAAAATTGGAAAATACCCATCTTGCCTAAGTGTTGGTATTCTTAGCAAGTATATGTGTAAGAAATATGGTGTACTTTGGCCGAATGAAAACGAAAGAACACCTTTCGAGAAGATGCTCGAAAAGATTGATGATTTTTTACAAGAGTATTTCTGCGATCCTTTAAATCAGTTATTTTTTCATGACCGAAATCAAAAGGTAAAGGTCCACATTGACCATTGGGACACTTGGTCAATGGACTACACGCTTACGCACATTATTCTTCCAATGCTTAAGCAGTTGAAAGAAACAAAGCATGGTGCTCCTCATGTAGAGAATGTAGACGTACCAGAAGAACTGCGAATGACTGTGCATGAAAAAACTGCCTGGAAGGTAAACTTTGAAACTGATGATAAGTGGGATGACCGCTGGGATTGGGTACTGAGCGAAATGATTCATGCGTTTGAGCAGAAAGCGAAAGACGATTGGATGGAGCAATTCTCTACACCTGACTCCTCTACTGAATGGGGAGTAGACTTTGATTACGAAGGGCTAAAGAAAGAACAGACTCGTATCTCTAACGGTTTTCGACTCTTTGGAAAATACTATGAAAGTCTTTGGGATTAATAACTTATGAGGTGTTATATGGATCTGATTAGTGTAATTGAGGTAATATTAGCAGCATCGCTAGTGGGAACACTTTTTGTAGTTTGGATGGTAATTAAAAGGTATGATGATTATGATTAAAATTAAAAATATGATACTTTTAATGTTAGTGCCATTTGTTGTAACAGCATTAACTTTCCTTTGGCTTCACTATTTTGGAAACCCGATGTAATTAAAGGTAATGATGATGAATAAGGTTTTTGATAAAGTAATTTATGTGGGCTATTGGGTGTGTGTTGCTATTATGGTAGTATGTACACTTGCTATTGTAATGGAAGCTAATGCTCAAACTATGGACCATGACTCTATACACGATATTATGGAGCTTAGTAATCCTATATGCTACATTGATGGAAAGATCACTAAAGTAGATGTTGATACGGACTGCCACGAATGTGATGCACGTTCTTATCTGCAGATGGTTGATATTGATATCTATCCACAGTATTATATATGGGAAAACACCTGCTCACAGTTTCAGCACAATCACTTCACAGACTATGAGGTCCCACAGTTGCATAAGTGGCATATGGGTACTTGGGTTAGAGTGACGTATTTGCACGAGGGGGATACTTGGTCGATATATAATGTCTCTCCTATTCTAGTAGAACCCTTGGTGTCTGGCCGATGAAAGAACGAATTAGAGAACTTGCTTTGGATGCAGGATTGATCAACTATGTGGACCATGAAACTCCCAGAACATATTTTATTAATGGTCATGCTAACATTGAAGAAGTGCAAGAGTTTGCCGAGTTTATTATTAGGGAATGTGCTTTAATATGTGAGAGTCGCCCTGGCCCCGGTGATGATGTTAGAAGCAGACAACATTGTAGCCTGCAGATTCTAGAACATTTCGGAGTTGAAGAAACACCATGAGTTATGTGCGCTGGATTAGTAATGTTGAGGCGGACTGCAAATGATATACCAACCAGATAATTGGGTAGTCCTAAAAATTGAAATTAAACCAGTCAAAGGTGCATTTCCTATCTACAAAGTTCTCGCCGGCTGGAGTGGGGGGTACCTCGGTGGTGATAGTTGGCGTATGAATTCAGGTATTACCGAAGTTAAACAAGACGGCGACTATTACGAATTCTATGGATACAGTGGCAGTTGCTATCGCTGTCACAAGGACACTTATCGCTTGACAATGGCTAATGGTGGAGTGTATAATAGCATTAAAGAGCAAGAAGAATTTAATGGCCAAATTATACTAATGCCTGAAAACACAAACTGGGTGGAGATTGGATATGAGTAACAATGAACATACAAGAATTGTTAGATAAAGAAGCAGAACTTGCTAATACTGGAAAGGGTGACAGCATAGAACGTGCAGAAATTCATGATTTAATTAAAACGGTTCGTGTTGAGGCAATGCGCCCTATTTGTTTTGGACAAGATGATTGTTCAACTTATTTTTTGATGCGATGCCCTTGGCGAATTGATTGCGGAGACTGAGTATAGATAATAATAAGTATATATAATATACAGTCTCGGAATGACTAAAAACTTGTACTGGTCGGAGTGGATAAGGATTCTGTTCTCCTTATAAAAGAATTGAGCAGATGGTGCCCAGGAGAATGTAGAGGAAAAAATGGATATACTAACAAGCTTAGCTTTACAAATTGGTATTGCAATAAATTCAGATTTATCTTTTAATGATAATTTTTATTATGATGAACATGCTTCTTATCATTTAAAATTACAAACTGAAGAATTACCAATATATTTAGCTTCTTCATATTCGCCTTCAACTAGTACATTAGTTCTTGGCCAAGATTCATCAAAGAATAATATTACTTCATTTGGTATTGGATTTAAAAAAGAATTCTATGAAGGAATTAATGTATTTACCGAATTAGCTTTAGGTATTGTTGATTCTAATCCTAACCAAAATAATGTACAAGAAGTTGCATATACGTATCTTGTAAGCCGTCATCAAGTTGATGGCCGGCCAATTCCAGTTAATATTAGTTATGATTACGATCAATCTAGTTATAAAGCATCATTAGAAATTGATAATTCTTATATGTTTACTTTTGGTATTGGTTTTGACGTAACTGATTATTTAAAAGTAAATACAGCATATCGGCATTTTCAACCAAAAGGTAATATAGCTATTTGGGATGAAGAATATAGAGCTATGGGCCTAGGTTATTGGAATGAAAATATAAGAGTTCCAATGAATAGTTTACAGCTGCAAATATTATGGGAATTTTAATTTTCTCGGCGTAGCTCAGTTTGGTAGAGCGCTTGGTTTGGGTCCAAGGGGTCGGTGGTTCAAATCCATTCGTCGAGACCAGTTTTTTCCAAGAGGTCGGTGGTTCAAATCCACTCGTCGAGACCAATTAATAAAATTATATTATGACACTTGGGTTATTAGCAATATTTCGTAATGAAGCTCATATTCTAGATGAGTTTATTTCTTTTTATCGACTTCAAGGAGTCGATCATTTCTATTTAATTAATAATGCATCTGAAGATAATTATCTTCCAATCATAGAGAAACATTCTGCTTATGTTTCTCTTTATCATAACGACTATGTAGAAAGTACGACGTACCTTGATAAAGGTGGTCCACAAATTCCTGCGTATAACGATATACTAAAAAAAGTAAAGACTGAATGGTTATATACATGTGACTTAGATGAATTTGCTTATACTAGATTAGATTCTGAATTTAAAAATATAAAAGACTTTATTGAAAAAACATCTGAATCATATGATCAGGTTCTTATTCCTTTAAGAATATTTAATTCTGGTGGATTAATAGAACAACCGTCAAGCGTAATAAAAGGATTTAGAAACGCACAAGAATTAAAAACAAATTATTCATGTTTAACTAAATCTATTGCTAGAACAAAATCAATTGCAAAGATTATTATTAATTTTTGTATTATGAAAGATGGGTGTATTACGGCAAACAGTTCTTTAGAGTCTTTTACTTATCTTTTTAATGATCCATATTATCCTCCACCAGAACAATTAATACCATTCTTTAGAAACGTGTTTGACTGGAATAGGCACCACGTTGTATCAAACCATTATGTTGTGCAGAGTTATGAATGGTTCTGGACGGTAAAGGCTAAAAGAGGAACCGCTACATGGCATGGTGGGCCTTCACAAGAAGCTTCAGACTGGTTCTCTTGGGTATGGGATCGTTATGCTGGATTAGATATGGTACACGAAGATGAGATAATAAATGTTTTACAAAAACTAAAAACTGATGTATAATATTATTTTATTATGGAGTATGTGAATGAACGAATTTCTATGGGTCGAAAAGTATCGGCCACAAACTATTGCTGATTGTATATTACCAGCATCTCTCAATTCTACTTTTTCTAAGATGGTATCTTCTGGTGAAATACAGAATATGCTTTTTACTGGTACTGCTGGCGTTGGTAAAACAACAGTTGCAAAGGCACTATGTAAAGAATTAGACTTAGACTATATTGTCGTGAATGGATCTGAAGAAGGTAATATCGATACACTTCGAACTAAGATTCGTCACTTTGCTTCTACTGTTTCTCTTCAAGGTGGATATAAAGTAGTTATCCTTGATGAGGCAGACTATCTAAATCCTCAATCAACTCAGCCTGCCCTTCGTGGATTCATTGAAGAGTTTTCTAATAATTGCCGGTTTATTCTTACCTGTAATTTTAAAAATCGTATTATTGAACCATTACATTCTAGGTGTAGTGTTATTGAGTTTGCAATTCAAAATTCTGAAAAGCCGCAAATTGCCGCCAAATTCTTTAAAAGAGCAACAGATATTCTTAACAAAGAAGATGTTCCATTTGATAATAAAGTAGTTGCAACTCTAGTAGAAAAATCTTTTCCAGATTTTCGTAAAATTTTAAATCATCTGCAGAGATATTCGGTATCAGGTTCAATTGATTCTGGTATCTTATCTAATATGATTGAAACAAATATCAAAACGCTTATGAATTCTTTAAAAGAAAAAGACTTTAAAGGTATGCGTAAGTGGGTTGTAGATAATATTGATTTAGAACCAGCAGCTTTGTTTCGTCAAATATATGATAACATGTATGAATATCTAAAACCGCAATCAATTCCCCAATGCGTAGTAATACTAGCAGACTATCAGTATAAAAATGCATTTGTCGCAGATCATG